AAAACAATCTTCGCAATAGCGCCGCTCCTCAGCGTTCCGTCATTGCAGATATTCCATGGCACTGTTCGTTCATAAATACGGCGGCACCTCGATGGGCTCCACCGAGCGCATCCGCAACGTCGCCAAGCGCGTAGCCAAGTGGGCGCGGGCCGGCCACCAGGTGGTGGTGGTTCCCAGCGCCATGAGTGGCGAGACCAACCGCCTGCTGGCCCTGGCCAAGGAGCTCACACCCGCACATGCCAACACGGCTTACTTCCGTGAGCTTGACATGCTGGCCGCCACCGGCGAGCAGGCCTCGTCGGCCCTGCTGGCGATTGCGCTGCAGTCCGAGGGCATGCCGGCCGTGAGCTATACCGGCTGGCAGGTGCCGATCCGCACCGACAGCAGCTACACCAAGGCGCGCATCGAGTCCATCGACGATAAGCGCGTGCGCGCTGACCTGGATGCCGGCAGGGTGGTCATCATCACCGGCTTCCAGGGCATCGACGACGAGGGCCACATCACCACGCTGGGCCGTGGCGGCTCCGACACTTCGGCCGTGGCCGTGGCTGCGGCCATGAAGGCCAGCGAGTGCCTGATCTACACCGACGTCGATGGCGTCTACACCACCGACCCGCGCGTCGTGCCCCAGGCCACGCGCCTGAAGACCGTGAGCTTCGAGGAAATGCTGGAAATGGCCAGCCTGGGCAGCAAGGTGCTGCAGATCCGCTCGGTGGAATTTGCCGGCAAGTACAAAGTGCCCATGCGCGTGCTCTCCAGCTTCACGCCCTGGGACATCGACATCAACGAAGAGGCCGCCTCCGGCACCCTGATCACCTTTGAGGAAGACGAACAAATGGAACAAGCCGTCGTTTCCGGCATCGCTTTCAACCGCGACGAAACCAAGATTTCCGTGCTTGGCGTGCCCGACAAGCCTGGCATTGCCTACCAGATCCTGGGTCCCGTGGCCGACGCCAACATCGAAGTGGACGTGATCATCCAGAACATCAGCAAGGATGGCCGCACCGACTTCAGCTTCACCGTGAATCACAACGACCACACGCGCACGCTGGAGCTGCTGCGCGAGAAAGTCGTGCCCCAGCTGGGCGCGCTCGAGGTGGTGGGCGACACTGCCATCTGCAAGGTCAGCATCGTCGGCATCGGCATGCGCAGCCATGTGGGCGTGGCGGCCAAGATGTTCCGCGTGCTCAGCGAGGAGGGCATCAACATCCAGATGATCTCCACCTCCGAGATCAAGACCTCCGTGGTGATCGAAGACAAGTACCTGGAGCTGGCCGTGCGCGCCCTGCACAAGGCCTTCGACCTGGATCAGTCCGCTGCCTGAGCTTTCCCTGAAGGGGCCTCAAACTGAGGCATAATAGCGGGATTGGAAACGTGACCGAGTGGCCGAAGGTGCTCCCCTGCTAAGGGAGTATGGGGTGTAGAGCCTCATCGAGGGTTCGAATCCCTCCGTTTCCGCCAATGGGCCTTATAAATCAATAACTTACGAGAGTTTTTGAAATCTGTCCCACATAAAAGCCCACAAAAAACAAAGCCACCATGCACTAGCTCGGTGGCTTTTGTCTTTCTAGCTGGCGAAGTTTAGGCAATCGCCTTGCACATCAACACCAGCTCCCGGTGGCCTGAGCGAACATCGATCAAGCTCACGATGTTGTAGGTGGTGCCGTTGTGGATCACGCGATCCTGCGCAGTCATCCATGGGCGAAACCGCATCCTGATTCTGGCCGTCACCTCGGACACGGCAGCTTGCGCGGCGAGGTACTCCCGCCCCGTCAACGGCTCCACAGCGGCCCAGCAGGTGAACAGGGGCGCCCAGGACTCTATGGGCTGGCCCAGCTCGTCCTGCGTGCTGGTGAAGCGCTCCACCGTCACGCGCTGGTCAAGTTGTCCGGCCTTCATGAATGCACCCGGTAGGGGTTCAGCAGGTTCTCAAAAGTCGGGTTCTTGTAGAACTGCCGGTCGCTCTGCGCTTCGCGGTTCGCGTACAGGTCGCCCACCAGCAGCAGCGCGGCGCTTTTGATCGGCTCGGGCACTGCCACCACGAGATCAGCCGCTTCCATGTTGAGATAGTCCGCGCAGGCTGCGGTGGCCGTGGCCATCAAGGCGGCGATAAGCGCGTCTTCGTCGCAGTGGTCAACACGAAGGTACAGTTTTGTTTCGGCAAAGTCGAGCATGTCGGTTCCTCAGTTGTAGGGGTGCCAGCACCGTGGTGAAAGGGATCAGGGCCGTGGACGCATTGGAGAATCACTCACCTTTGCGCCCAGTCCGTGAAAGCCCACTTGCTGGCTGGCGGTGTTTTTCTGAAACGCAGCACGAACCGCCTAATCTGCGTCCGGGCTATGCCTTGCGGCCCCTCCCGGCTAGGGTTATTCAAACGAACGTGAAGGCGTCGAACCCCACGAACTGCGCCTCGGTGGCCCTCGATGCCACGCCCATGGCCATGGCGAGAGCCTGCAATCCGTCTATGCGGCCTGTTGCTTTGGCCTTGTCCAGCTTCCTGGCTCCCGTTGGGTCTTTGGTCACCACGGCATTGGCTGCGCACCAGGTCAGCAGCGGATTGCCACCGTGGGCGATGCGTCCATTCAGCAGCTCGGCCTCCAGGGCATCCAATGCGGGCGCCATGTCCTTGTAGCCCTGGCCCCACTCCACCAGCGGCAGATCAACGCCCAGGCGGTCGAACTCCTTTTTCAGTAGGTCGATTCGCCATCTATCAAAAGAGATTGCCTGCACGTCAAGGTCAGCAAGAATCTCTGCAATGTCGGTAGCAACGTGCTCATAGTCCACTGATGCCCCTGGCGTCGTCCGTAGCAGGCCCTGGCGCGCCCACACGTCATAGGGGGCACGGTCACGGCGGGCACGGTCTGCCAGTCCTTGTTCTGGTGTCCAGAAGTGGGCCTGCACATGCCACACGTCATCCACCTGGCCCACGATCACCATGGCCGTCAGGTCTAGGCGGGCGCTGAGGTCGATACCGCACCAAACCGGGCCATCAAAGGGCAGCACCGGGCCTGCGCAGGACTTCCACACGTCCGGGCTGATGAATGGCGAGACAGTCGAAACCCGCTGGTTCAGCAGCAAGTTGCGGGCGCTGTTCTCCATGCTCGGCATGCGCTGCGCCTGCGCCATTTGCTCGCGCAGGTCGTCCAGGCTGCGGAACAGGCCCAGGGCGGGATTTGCCGCACGCCAGGCGCTTTCGTCCATGAGGTCGCAGCCTTCGGGCGCGGCGTACAGGTGGCAGACGATGCGCGGATCGTTGGACTGGCGGGCATCGTCGAGCCACTGTGAAAACAGGTCTTGATCCGAGGCCGCCTGCGTCGATATGGCGATCAGCAGCGGCTCGGCATGGGCCCCCTGGCTGGTGGTGATGGCGTCGATAAAGTCGGATTGCGGGCCACGCACCTGGCCGATTTCGTCCAGGATGGCCAGCACCGGGGAAAGGCCGTGCGCCGTCTTGCCGTCCGCTGCAAGGGCCTTGTACTCCACGTTGAGCGGCAGGCCAATCAGGCGCTTTCCGCTGGGGATGATCTTCACCAGCGGCGCCAGCTTCGGAGACTGCTGCACCATCTTGCACGCCAGATTGAACACCAGGGCGGCTTGATCCCGGCTCATGGCACCCGACACGATTTGGCTGTTTTGCTTCGCCTCCGGCCCCACCAGATGCGCCAGCAGCAGGCCAGCAATAAGCCCGCTCTTGCCGTTCTTTCTGGCGCATCCCAAGATGGCGCGGCGCGTGCCTGCGGGGTTGTCGTACACGTCGCGGATGAAGTCTTTCTGAAACTCTGCCAGCACCAGCGGCTGGCCCACGCTTGCGCCTTCGGGCGTCACGCAGTAGCGCTCGATGAACTCGATGATGCGGGCGGCGCGGGTCATGATTGGCAAAAACTATCAAAACTGCATGGCACGTATTATGCAACCCGCAATAAGCGTGCCTGATAGGTGTTCGCTATTTTTGGCTGCTTCTATTTTCATAGCATCGCCCAAAATCAACTCGTCACCATGCGGAGCCTCGGGATCAGGTCGTCGCCATCTTCCTGGCGGGCGGCGCGTTCCAGCTCGGCACCCTTGGCAATGTCCGCCGACCGTCCGACCGTGGCCACCGTGTTGACGGCAATGGCACGAGTGAGGGCAAGGGCAAGGCGGGTCAGCTTGATATGGTCGTCTGAGCCCACGGGCGCGGCCTCCAGGGCGCATTGCACGCGGGCAAGGTTCGCCGCCGATGCCATGTCCACCGGGTTCCACGTATCGCGGGGCCTGGCCTGCACGATGGCATCCCAAAACGGGCGGGCCTCGGGTGGCACCAGCACATGGGCGGGCGGCTCCAAGGGCGGCAGGGCTGCGGCTTGGGTGGCGGCGATGGCTGCGGCGGCGCTGTCGGAGCGTTTGCGCTTGGGGGTCAGCTTCATGATTGCCTATTTTTTAAGCAGTCAGCGTTAAAAGAAGGGGAACCGGCCGGTCTAGCCCTAGCACATTCTGGCGATTTCTGCAAGAGGCTGCATACCTTCGCCCACGGGTGATTCGGGTCGAGCGGCAGGCCATCCACGTCACAGCCCATGCTCACGCGCTTACCCTGGTCGCTGGCCGTCTTGCGCGAGTGGCATTCATGGCACAGCGGCTGTAGGTTCTCGCTGCTGTTGTCGCCAGGGTCGCCGCTCACATGGTCAACGTCGGTGGCCTCGGTCACCAGGCCACGGGCGGCGCAGTGCCTGCACAGTGGCTCACCGTTGAGCACGGACGCCCGCAGGCGCTGCCAGGCGTAGCCGTTGAGGGGCAAGGTGCGGCGCGGGTCAGCATCGCGGCCAGTGGCGTTTGCTGGCTTGCGGGGCAGCAGGCCAGGGGGCACCGGCAGGCGGGCGTTGGCAAAGAAGTTGGGCGGGCGGGTCATGTTGCCTCCTTGCTCGGGTAGGGCTGGCGTGCCGGGATGGCCTGGCCGTCGCGTGGTGCATCGTCTATGCCGGGGATGGTCGGCAGGTTCTCCAGGCGCCGGGCCTCGCTGGGCAGCATCCAGCCCGATGCAATACCGGAGCTGTAGAACGCTGCCCGGTTCGCACTGTCGCCGCGCAGCAGTCCCTCCACCTGGTGCTCGGCAAAGTACACGCGGCGCCCGGCCTCGGTCAGTAGTTGTTTGGCAATGGCCTGTTCCCACGCGACAAGATGGCGGCGCAGGCTCATCGTCACGAACTGGCGCGCAAGCTCCATGCTGTTGGAGTAATTGCCATGGCGCAGGTCGCCCACGATG